TCTGTAACACGCTGATGCTTCACCCCACTGACGAAGTACATTCTCGTGGTACTCGTTCCACATTTCTGCCATATTAATATCTTCGGACATGTTATAATATAGGTATGAATATAATTTTCATTATTCATGTGATTTTTTTAATTGGAATGTTAGTGGTTCCATTTACAAATGACCGTAGAAATTTGGAATTTTACTCTATTCTAATCCCTTTCATTTTTTATCACTGGTCTGTGAATGATGATACATGTGCTTTAACACAGGCAGAGATGATGCTTACCGGTCAGGAAAAGGAAAAAACATTTATGGGTCGGGTAGTTGGACCAATCTATAAGATGGAAGAGAACGATATCAATCATCTTACAAAAACTGTGTTTTTTGTTCTTTGGGGTATAGTACAATACCGACTCGGGCATTTCAATAACATTATCAAGGATACTTTCAAGATGGTGGATGGTAAATTTATAAAGTAATTACTTTTTACTATTTTTAATTAGTTCATTGACACGTTTCACAAATTCCCTATTACGTTTAATCTTGGGATCAGCATTGATAATACGAAGAAGAGCTGCAGAAGGTATTTTAGGAGCATTGCCTTTAGGTCTGGGAGTGACCTTTAACTTTTTACGCGCTTCCTGAATTTGCTTAGCGCTTGGCATTTATTGTGCGCATATATTATTTTTTAATAATGTATTCATATGATATAATGGAATCTGTACTCGAAGAGGAAATAACCAAACTTGAAGAGCACCTTAATATCAAGCATGAAGAGTTTCTAGCGGAAAGGACTAGATTAGACCTGGAAATTCATAACGTTCAGACAGATATTAACGAGGGACTATCTAAAATTCCTCGTATTGAACTCATTAAACAACAAGATAAATACAGGGATGTTATTAAAAAAATATCCAAGTCATTCATTGAAAATAAAGGTTCGATTGAAACAAAAATTGATAGACTTGAAGACTCTAGGAATAAACTCATAGAAGATTCTCGTTTAGAAAAGGAATCTGTCGAACATAACATCAACAATATTCAAGGATTTGTAGACAGAGGGAATACGAATGAAGTGTTTCTAGCAATTGATGCAGTAAAGAATTCCCTAATACTAATGAATAACCAAATCAAAGAAATTACAGAACGGGGGAAGAGTATTTAAATTTATCAAAATAATGAACTTCAGTCCTAAAATTGTAAAATATTATCATACACAATGCATCTGCAATGTCGTGTTTTCTTTCATAGGGTATTTCACCCATGTACTTTTCTGATATAACTACAGTTCTCTCCTTTCTTTCTTCGTAGTTTAAATGCCTCATACCAAAATGCACATGCATGCTCACAGGTGAAATTAACGTAACCTTATCTTTGAACATGTAATGTAATAGAATTTCAATATTTTGAAACCCACCCGGGGGTTGTCTTTCTATAAGTATTCGATCCGCGCCATCAAATATAGATTGATGATCTTCCACAAATAAAGGAATTGTATCAACAAAATCATTCGATCTAATATATTTGTAATCTGCTAAACTAACTTTCTTTATATATTCAACTTCAACCTTCGGACCTTTATCTGAAGAATTGGCTAAGACTATACCCATATTATGATATCCAATATCTATTGCCAAAATCTTCATATCTTAATGTAAAAGATTTTCCTTAACTATAGTAAATGAAGAGCAAAACAAAAACACAAATGCTATCCGCGATATTGATTGTTCTTGTGGTTGCAGTTATTTACATGTGGCGTAACCCTAAAGTTGTGAAAGTTTCAACAACATCCCAACTCCCGGTTACACCTCGTCCAGTCAGTGTACGCCGTGAACCCGAATTCAGGGGACCACCAATCAAAAAATACAAACCCGGGCAGATGCAACAAATGGGTATTATCACAGGTGCCGGAGATGTTACCATGCCATTATACGGGAAAGAGGTTCGTGGACGACGGGATAGATACCATTATTACACAACTACACCCGGGCAACAAATATACCCTATACCATTAAGCCACAATGCGCGTGATTGTATGGAAGATATAGGATGTCAGGAATTATATGGAAATGAAACAGTCTCAGTAACAGGTAAGACTGGTTCATTCGCGGTAAAGATGTATCGCACTGATAATTTCTTTTAAGACTTATTTTTGTGACACAGCCTTTCTAGCCTGACCTGTGAGCTTAAGAGATGAGCAACAGGAAGAACAACATAGTAACAACATACCTGGAAAGAATGACGGAGGGAATGGAACCGGGAATCCAGGATGCACCGAATAAAATAGGTAACCCGCACGAAGCATCATAAGAGAGCACAGGAAACTGACACACATGATAAATGACGACACCTGTTTGGGTTTACCCTTATTAGATATATCTGGAATTGGGCTTATAAAAAACCACGCTGATGACATAGCGGCACCCATATTGAGTGTATTAATATACTCTGAGATTTTAAAATGTTTTGATACCGAGTATTCCATGAAGAAGTAATTGGAGAAAACGGAATAGACCCGAACATGAAGAACATATACAACATGCTATCAACATTTTCATCACCATACTCATAGGTACACCAGGTTGACCCATGTTCATTAACATTACGATAATCGCAATGTTACATAGAGAACTCGGGGAGGTAGATGCAGCCGCGGTCAATGACCCCATTTTAGTAGATTTGGTACGTGACCGGACCATTTAGTATATTACAAGAATTTATTATTCAAATTGTGAGATATAATCATATCATATTCTCTATACTGAAGATTTGAACCTAAGCGCAGTTTAGATTTGATTTGTAAAAGTTCTTTGATTGTGTTATCATCAAGATTTTTACAAAAATCAATCTTAGTCTCCATATCATCAAGTTCGTGGTATTCCTTACGAGCTTGTACATAGGGCCATGTATGTTTCCTGAGGGAAGCAACCTCTTCTTCAAGTTGACGTATCCTAGGAAGTAACACTTTACTAATCATAAGTTTCAGTTCAATAACATCATTCGCCATAACTAAAATGTGTTTACTATCTTTATATACGGGTTATTTATAATTTTATAATTTATTGAATTATATCAGAATCCATATATGAATATAACATTATGTATAGTTTTACTTTTAGGGTTTTATATCGTTTTTATAAGATCCCATAAAAATTGTAAATCTTGTCGCCGGCGAAGTGTTGTAAATACATACAACGAAGAATATTCCAAATTGTATGATACTGTTTGGTATGACAGGGCAAGATATAAAGGTGAAGTTCGGTATATTTCTAAAAATATTGGTATTGATAATCCTACACGTATATTAGACCTTGGGTGTGGCACAGGGAACCATCTTAAATTATGGAAAGATAAATGGCCTTCATCCAATGTAAAAGGAATGGATCTGTCATTAGATCAAATTTCTAAAGCTCGGGAAAAACACCCAGACGTTGAAATCACTCACGGGAGTTATCTAAATAGTAATATATGGGAGAAAAATAGTTTCGACTTGATATTATGTATGTATGATGCGTCTCAATATACAGATGACGTAGATACTGTTTTTCAGAATATATACAAATGGCTCAAACCGGGTGGGGTTTATGTGTTTCATGGTATAGATCCACGCAGGCTTGAAGATGGCTGTGATGAAACAGCATCTACCAATTCTTTACCTGTGAAACCGGATCGTAAAGGACATTGTAACGTCCTTTATCCAGGATTCGTATACAGTTCATGGTGGTCTAAATCTATATTTTCTAATTGGGTGCGATACAACGAAACGTTTTATAAAACGGAAGGAAATGGATGGCCAAGAGACTGGGATGTCAGTAAAAAGGTTGAGGATAATGTACCGATCGGAATGAAAGTAGATACGAAAACACAGGGTCTCATGACTAACGGTCATAGATTGTTCCTACTCACACCTTCACAGATGGTTCACCGCGGGAAACAGGCTGGGTTTATCAGAGCAGACATCAATCCTTCAAATGGTATTACGAATATACATGATCAAGGAAGTGAAGAGTATTTTATTTTTTTTAAAAAATGATGATCTATAGTATATGCAATATAAAGACCTAAAAGAAAAGGCTAAGAATTTAGGGATGCGCGTTACTAAAGATGTTCGCGGTAAACGTGTAAAGCTTACATCCAATGAACTTCGTGCGAGAATTAGATTGAATTTCGAAAACAGTGTTAAGAACGCTCAGCAGGTTATTCGAGTATGTAAGACTATAATTGTTCCCAGTAATCAGGGAACATCCAGGATTCCTCCACCTCCACCTCCACCTCCACCTCCACCTAGGGCTGTCCCCAGGAACCCAGTCGTAAATTCGACTCGCGCTAAACTTATGGCCGAATTGAAAAATACCCTAAAAAAGAGGGCATTAAAAAAATAATATTACTAATTAGTATAATACGATCATGGATAATTCCCAGTCCAAGAATAACGCGAAGCCCAATAATAACGCGAAGCCCAACAACAACGCGAAGCCTAACAACAACGCGAAGCCCAACAACAACGCGAAGCCCAACAACAACGCGAAGCCCAACAACAACGCGAAGCCCAACAACAACGCGAAGCCTAACAACGGTAACAACGCGAAGCCCAACAA